ACATAAGGTCTTACCTTAGCATTTAAATCAACTACACTTTGTGATGCTTTGTTAATTAATGTTTTGTCGTGATCATATAAAGCTACACGTTCTTCTGCATATGTTTGTGCTTCTATTTCATCTAACTTAATAGCTTCTATTTTTTCTTGAGATACAAAACCTGCTTTAGCTAATTCTAATTCACGCTCAGTTTGTAACTTAGCCATTTCTCTTTCATGCTTTTGATCCCCCTTTTGCTGAAAGAATTGTAGTATGTTTGGTAAGCCTGCAGTGGCAAAACCTAATATAGATGATAGTATGCTTAACATTATTTACCCTTAGTTATGATTGAGTCAGAACCTTTAGTTACTGTAACTTTATCGCCTTCAACCGTAACAGACATAGGAACTTCAGATTTATCTAGCCTTGCAACTAACTCTTTAATTACTTCGATTTCAGGTCTTTCTTCTTTATCTTTAGTGCCCGTAATTCCTGTTAAAATACCAATTAAAGCCATAGCCGCAGTTGACACTAACCCAATTACAGGTGTTAAAGCTTCCGCTTGTAAAAACATAGCTGCAAATACTCCTACACAAACGAGGAATACAATCATAGGCATACCAAACTTTCCTATAAATCTACTTGCTGCTTCTCTTGCTGATTCATTCATATTAAACTCCTAATTTTTATTAAGCCGGTGTTATCACCGCATATCCTGCGCCACCAGAACCCCCTGGATGTCCGCAACAAGAACCATTTTGAGCACCGCCACCGCCACCACCAGAACCATTAGTACCATTAGATCCAGCGCCACTACCGCAACCGCCTCCAGGACCCCCTGCACCACCAGCACTGTAGGTTGAAGCACCACCAGCACCACCATTTCCTGTACCTTGTGTTGCACTACCATTTGATCCATTATTACCGCCAGCGCCACCAGCATTACTTGGTCCGTCATTAGCAGCGCCACCTCCACCTCCGTTAGCATTAACTAAAGTAGTACCACCTCGTTTTAATGTAGTTGCAGAACCTGCAGAACCTGGAGCACCAGATGGACCGCAACCGCCTGGACCGCCCGCACCACCAGAACCAACTGTAAGTGTTAATGATTCGCCCGGTGTAACTGCAATCGTACTAGTAGTGTAGTAACCGGAGCCACCACCGCCCCCTGCCCAACCAAAGTGAATATACCCACCATCGTTACCTGCGCCACCACCGCCACCACCACCTGTTAAAGCAACAGATAAAGATGTAACACCTAATGGAACTGTATAAGTAAATGTACCTGCAGTTGAATAGGTAGTAGGCGTAGATGATTCAGGATAAACCTGTACCCAAGATCCGCCAGTTTTTACATATATCTTTTTTGGATTAACCCAGCTACCAGCATTTTTAACATTTGCTATAATTACTGGACTCCAAACTCCACTATTTTTTACGTATATCTTTGGCATATTACCACTTATCTATAGGACATTTGGTGTGTGTAAGTTTTGTTTTTAGTTTAATAATACAGTTACATACCTGACATCTATCAATACCTAGTGTGCTAACTTTTTCTTCACACCCATTACATATAGAAGTTCTTTCTTTAGCTATTTCTTCTGATACAGTAAAGCCTTGTGGGGCTTCATCTAAATACTTTTTTATTTCTTGGTCAGTAGCTTCTGCTGAATTAATTTGAGTCATAGCTTATATTTGATACCAAATGTCACCATCTGATCCACCTGTAGGCGCTGACGCTGAAATTGTTTTAGCTCCTGATGCATTACTTCCTACTGTCACACCACTTACTGTAGTACCTGTAATCGTACCCCCTGTAATAGCTACAGCACTTGCATTTTGTGTAGACATGGTACCTAGTGAACCTGTGGCTGCAGTGACCGCAGCTCCTACAAACGCTGTTGTTGCAATTTGTGTTGTGCTAGTACCAGGAGATGCTGTGGGTGCTAGAGGTGTACCTGTTAAAGTAGGTGAAGCTGAAAATACTAAATTAGTGCTTGTAGTACCCGTAGCACCGGACGCAGTATAACCTGTAATATTATTAAATGATGTAAGTGACGCTGTTGAAGCACCTGTACCACCATTAGCTACTGGAATAACTGTACCTGATGCAAGAGCTGTTACCACTTCTACTACGTTTGAACCTGTATTAAACACAATCATGGATTTACCAGCAGGCACTGCTACACCTGTACCAGTAGAATTTTTAACTGTAATATCGTAAGCTAAAGTGTTGTTGATAATATATTGCTTTTCAATAGCTGGGACAATAAGGTTTTGAGTAGCTGAAACACTACCTGTTAGGTTTAAACGTAAGTTACGTGCAGTTTGAGCTGTATTGGTATTAGTTAGGGTTAAAGTTACATCGCTCCCTGCAAAAGTAACGTCGGCAGTGCCAGTAATTGCTTCTTCAATCGCTGTGCCTAAGTTTGTGTTTGTAGTTACCCCCCAGGTACCAGACTGATCGCCTGTCCCGATAAGTTCTATTTTAAGGTTTGAATAGGTACTTGCCATAATAAATTCCTTTTAATTTTGCTATATTTTACTATATTCAGAGGGTTTAGTATGTATTATTTATATCATTTACCATACCCAAGAAACAAATGAATCCCTTACGCCTTCCGTTATTCTATCTACTCTATGGGGGTACATAAAGACCGACGGAAATACAACAATATCCCCTTGTTTTAATACTATTTCTTTTTCTTCTTTGAACATCAATAATTGACCGCCTTTATAGTCATCGTTAAGTAAACCGACTATACTAATTATTGGAATTCCTTTACGTTGTCCGTCAAATATATCTTTAATGTGGTCTACATGTGGAGCCATAACTGAATCTTTTGTGTACCTATTAAATCTTATTTTTGTAAACCCAGACCATTCATTAAAGCATTCACTCTCTAAGTCTGTAATATATTGTCGTACAACATGCCATACATCGTCAGTCAGTTTAGGTCTTGACGGTATATCTGCCCACGTAACATCAAGTTCATTTGCACCACTTCTAGATCTATAAGAATTAGTTTTTTCGTAGTAAAACACGTGTTGCTGCCATTTATCAGCTTCATCTAATTCTTTTCTTATTTGTTCACAAAATTCTTTACTTAAACTAGGATATACTTTTACGTAGTCTTCTATTAATTTACTCATTAATTAACTCCGATAGTTCCGCCTTATCGCCTAAAACTCCTTTTATAAAACTATTAAAAGCTAAACTTATTCTTGTTTCGTCTGATGTTACTGAATCTACACTATGTGTTAAGTTAGATGGAAATAGCACAATGTCATAAGTCTTTACTCCAAGCCACCAAGTATCTGAGTTATACATTTCATAAAAGTCAGTTGCTAACTTTAATTGATTACGGTTTCTATGGAACGTTATTTTATCTGCATCTTGTACTGCATTAATGTATAAAACTCCTGATATAAAACTATTGTGGTGTTGATGTACATGATGAAATTCCCCCTTTTTAGTATAATTTAACCAAGACTGAGTAATATATGCTTCAGCTCTATACTTTGGTTTATATACATTAGCTACATAACTTTTAATATGTTGGGTAAGTATTTCTTTTAAATCTTTTAATTCTGGTTCATTAAGTATATAGTTATTAGCAGAAGTTACATTACCCATATTTTTTACTAGCATATCTTGTTTTGAATGCTTATCTACAAAATCTAACTCTTCTTGGGTAAACTCTCTATTTAAATTTGCTACAGCTACAGCGGTAGGAAACAAAGCGTATACATTAGTATCAATCATTTTGCTTTCCTCATAGTTGCATACTTATTCAAAAAAGAAAGATTCATATGTAACTGGTTTATTCTTTTCATCTCCTCATCAGATACTAAATGATGTTTTAATTTAATTTTTACATCTGCTAAAGGTACAATATGCGCTAAAGGCTGACCAAAATTTATATTAACTGTGCTTTCTTCTTTTTGTCTTTTAACAAATAAATTTATATTTGCACCGTGTTGAAACCTATATTCTGTTACGCCTGGAGGTATATGGTACTTAGAAAAGTCATCTATATTCCAAGAAGGTTGCACCCATAAAAATTTAACTAATCTATCAGCTTTAATTAACCAAGGATTTACTAACTTTATATGCACATATTCTTGTTCAGGCATATAGGTTCCTCTTTGCTCTTGACTGTGTCCTGAAGCTTCTGAGGTTTTATCAGAGTATTGCCATCTATACCCTGTCTGTCCTTCTTCCTCTACATTGATAGCTAAATCACTCCACATAGGAATAATAAAACCTTCTTTATAAAGACTCGTAAATCCTGCACAAGTTTTAATAGTAGGAGATGGGAAAAATGAATTACTTAATTTTGATGGTACTTGCTTCCACCACTTAGGAATAAAATTACTTGAATAATCTATTTTGGAATATTCGTATACGTCGGCTCTATTGGTGAAACAATCTAATGTAACAGTTTTCTTTGGTAAAAAAATATTTAACATAATGGTCCTTTGTATTTATTACATCGACCATGGTAACACCTTTTCTGTAACTAGTGGATTATTTATTTTGTTAAATTTTTCTGTTAGTTGTGCTTCAATACCATCTTTATCTATTTTACTAAACACCCAACCTGCAACCATATCGTTAGTTAAATTATTATAAGAAGTAAAATTATCTGTATTAGGAGCAGACAGCTCAATAACTAAGTCATCCCCAAATATAGAATAAGTCCCATTAGTTGCATATGGATAAATACCAACTTCTATTACAACATCCTCTAAAGTGCCTGAAGTTTTTAACACTTTCATATAAGTAACATTCCAGCTAAATTGTAATGACATAATATATCCTTATACTTCGATTCTAACAAAGCCACCTTCGCCAGTGACACCGGGTGAGTTACCGCCTCTACTATATGATCCTACAGCTGATGCTAACGCAGTACGTGCACCGCCCTGTCCACCTGATCCTGTACCACCGCTACCGCCTGATTGGTTAGTATCTCCACCAGAACCAGATCCACCGCCTCCACCAACTTCAGTATAGCCATTACCTGGCACGCCTGATCTACCACCGCCTCCACCAGAAGCAGAAATAGGTCCGAAAGAAGAAGTACCACCTGTACCACCGCCTGGAGGTTCACATGCACCGCCATAGTTAAATCCTGTTCCGCCTGCACCTACAGAGTATGAATACCCAACTCCACCTACTGGAGTTAAACCTGAGTATGTTCTTTGTGCAGCTCCGCCACCTCCACCAGCAGCATAACGTTGACCACCACAAGAAGTAGTAGATCCGCCACCTCCACCAGCAGCAACTGTGGCTCTAATAGTTGTTTGTCCTGCTAGTGTTGTATATGTGCCTGAACCTGATGTATATAAAGTAGCTGAAGGAGCATTAACAGTAATACTAAACGACCTATCTGCACTTAAAGTTCCATCTGAAGCTCTAATATCAAAATTGTATGTAGTATTTGATCCAACAGCATTAGGTGTTCCTGATATTACACCTGTGGAAGAATTTAAACTCATTCCGGTAGGTAATGCTCCAGACTGTACTGAATATGTTACTGTTTGAACGTCTGTAGCTTGTACAGTAAACGATGCACCTGTACGACTTAAATCATATACAGTTCCTAAGCTTCCAGCTGGAGTTACCCAAGTAGGAGGAATGTTATCTAATATAGTTATACTAAATACTCTATCAGTAGTGTTTGTTGCTACGTCAGTTGCTCTAATGGTAAAGCTATATGTTGTATCTACTGTTTCCCCTGGCGCTGTTCCTGATATTACACCTGTAGAACCATTTAAAGTTATACCAGAAGGGAATGATCCAGAAACTAAACTATATGTAATGGCCCCGCCATCAGGGTCTGTAGCAACTACAGTAACACTAACAGAAGATGTCTCAGCAAATGATCCTAATGATCCAGATGCTGTAGTCCATGTTGGAGCACTACCTGCTGTAATTAAAGCTGTTCTAGTAGTTGTAGCTCCACTTAACTGAGTTACAGTTATACCGTATGGAGATTTAGAAAGAGGAAACGCTGCCGGTGTTACAGCAGTTAATTGAGTTGTGCTATCAAAAGTTGTTGTCGATGCTGTAAATAGAGTGTTATCACTTCCTACAAAAGTAACTTGAGCCCCAGAATGAAAGCCTGTACCAGTAATAGTAAATGATGATCCAGATGCTCCGCTAAAACTTGATGGGCTTACTGAGCTTATAATAGGTTGGTCTGGAAGGTCTATCCAATTAGGTATTGTGCCGTTAGATGCTAATACGTATCCGTTTGTACCAATAGTTAATTTACTTAAAGTATCAGTAGCTGATGCATATAATATATCGCCTATTGTATATGTCGTAATGTTTGTACCACCGTTGTCGACATGTAATGTGCCTGTTACACCGGTAGTTAAAGGAAGATCAGATGCATTCGTTAAATTAATTGATGGTGGTGTTCCTAATCCTATCGCATTACCAGAGCCATCAAGATATACAGCTTTTTCAGCAGGGTAAGTACAAAATACATTTTTTATTCCTGGTCCAAAATTAACCGCACTGCCGCTGTTACTAGATTCTAATATAGTATCTCTTACTAACTGAGGTCCAGCCGATGTATATGTTCCTATACCTACTTCCCAGTCTGTAGTTGAAGTAATAGCATAATAAGTTGTATTACCATTACCAATAACTGAAAAATCTTGAAATCCTATTGCTGCACTGCCAAGCGTAAATGCCCCAGTACCTTCAGTTGTGGATGTAACCTGTACTCTATCTTTAACGACTAATGCCATAATAATTCCTTTACGCTGCTATTTGTACCCAACCCGGTGTTTGTGATGTATCAATTGTATTCCAGTTTGGATTACTTAATGTTGCTGTTCCACCTACTAATGTAAGTGTTCCTCTTTGTGGTGTAATAACTCTGCTTGTTACAGTTGACGGTGCTATTCCTGTTATTGTCACTGCTCTTACTGCAGGAGTTATGACTCTACCACCTACTACAATACTTGGTGCAGATCCTACTAGTACAGCGGTTCCAGTTGGAGTAATTACTTTTCCGCTTACAACACTAGGCGCTATACCTACAACATTAATAGATCCGACACCCGGTATTCTAGCACTATCTGTTCTTGGTGCTATTCCAGTGACTGTTAAGTTTGCAGTTCCAGGAATTCTACCGTTGTCTGTTCTTGGCGCTATTCCAGATGCTACTATTGCACCTGATTGCGTTACTATTCCTAAACCAACAATAGGCGCTTGAGAAGCTAAACTTAATGTTCCAGTAAGTGGCTCTTTAAATACATTTTGTTGCTCTACTATACTCGGAGCTATTCCGGTTATATTTGCCTGACCAGTATTAGTAGTTATTATATATCCTGTTACAACTACAGATGGCGCTGAACCTACTAAAACAGACTGACCTGTCGGAGTAATTACTTGTCCACCTACTACATCAGGAGCTACGCCTACAACTGTTACCTGTCCTACTGTCGGTACTACTACATTTGATAATACAGATGTTGGTGCTATACCTGTTAATGTTAAGCTTCCTACATCCGCAGTGATTACCGTACCTATAACTACACTTGGAGCACTACCTGTTATTGCTACCGTACCAACCGCTGGGGCTATAAATGTTTCTGTAAATAAGCTGGGTGCTACCCCCGTTGCTACTATTGCACCCGCTGCAGGAGTTATATAGGTCTCAATGAGCCCAAGGGACGCAAACGGCGACCCAGAATAACTAGCTCCTGCGAACATTTACTTAGTCCTAACTTTTATTAAGTTAAGGTAAATATGCCAGTAGCAGCTGGTAAAACAGTCAATGTATTAGGTGATGTTACAGTAAATTGACTAGATGATAATTGGCAGAAACATAGTAACTTACCAGCAGTAGCGCCAGTTGAATTACGAATGATCGCATATTTAATATTAGTCAATGAAGCACCAGAAGCTGTAAATGCTAAACCTACTGAAGACATAGTGAATTTCATTTGTTTTGCTGAAGCCCCTGTTGTCCAAATAGCAGTTGCTGGTACTAAGTTTTTACCACCTGTTACGTAACCTCCGGTAGCGGCAATTTCGTTAGTTACAGACGCATATGTGCTTAGTGTAAAAGTAGAAGTATTACTTGCACTTGTTGCTAAGACCATTTTAAATACGCCGGCACCTAATGTAATGGTTCCGTTACCTATATATTTTTTGGCACTATTATATAATTGCCATGCTGAAGCAGCCATGTTATATCTCCTTTATATCGGCGTATGAAGCGCCTGTTTCTAAAATATGACGTAATAATCCGCCATAAATGTTTAGTTCAATTTCATCCCCTAGCATACGAATCAAATCAATAAATTCCTGTGCTTGAGAAATCATCCACGGGTTGCAGCTGAATATTTTCCCGCCCACGTTTACGGGTATGACCGGCTGTCCATCATTTTCTTTTTGTTCATATGCATGGTGAACTTCATTATCACTTAAACAAGAATCACATCCAAATAGATGGAAACGTTTAAATCCTAACATTCTAAATAACGGTATAGACCTTAGAAGAACTGTTGATCCTCCAGGCACTGGATACCATGTTTTATAATGTTTAGCTAATATGTCATTAAGTAGTTCTGTACTTGTATGCCATATATAAGTTCTGTCTTTTGGTAACCCATCAAACGTAGCAGGATCACATTGAGAAGCAATAAAATACTTACAATCGTCCACTACAGGTTGAGTAAATCGTGCATTAAAAGGTCTAGCATCTACCATAACCATAGCAGATGGAGTTAACCCATTATCTAAACACCATTTATAAGCCCCATTAATTGTGATTAGTTTAACACCTTCTGCCCTCTTTTGTCTAATAGTTTCAAGGTGTTCATCCAATGAGGGTCCCCCTCCCACAATCATAACTTCTTGGTCATTTGTAGGGTGAGGTTGCACTTGCATAAAACCTCTTTGAATATTGTATTCTACGTTTGCTTTTATTGTTTCGTCGTCTGTATTTATTACCCCTGCATCCACGATATCTTCTCCTCGTGTCCATGCACTTACGTAAAACAAAGCATACCCTTTTACTTCTTTAGACCAATGAATAACACAATCACGTTCAATAAATTTTTTTAGCCACCATTCATATGGATGTACACTTAAATGTAACTTATGCCCTAATAACACGCCCATTTTGTCATCTTCAGTAGCAATTTGGAAGAAAACGTGTTGACATGCAGCTAAACAATTATCTAAAACTCTATCTACGTGGTGGGGTCTTATATGTTCCAACACGTCAGTACAAAACCCATATGCAGCATTAACAGGTAAAGGTTGAGATAAATCTGCCTCTACAAATCTTAGCGCATGTTTCTGTGTTTCTAACATAGGTCGAATATCTTCGTCTAAACAGTTATCTGCGAAGTCAACCATAGTGACATTTAAGCCACCAAAGAAAGCTAAATTAAGAGCACCACGTCCGGTGCCACACCCTAAGTCTATTACAGACGAACCTACAGGTGGTTTAGCTTGCTTTAAAAATTCTTGTGCGATGTGTTCACCTGGAGCTACTTGCCTATACTCCGATCTGTCCCACATCATTTTATATAAATCTTTTTCTAACGGTCTTACATTACTTACATTTACTTGCGGTGCCTCTGAAAATACAGAAGATACTGTTGTCATTTATGTTATCCTTATAATTGCAGCGCTAGATGTAGACGCCGGAAATTCAACTGTAAAAGTTTGATTAGTTACTGTTTTAGTATTACCAAAATTTAATACTGCTACTGCTTTGTTACCTTGAGTGCTATTGTATATTAATGCACCCTCTGCTGAAAATGTTGCACTAGGCCAACTTGTATTTGCAAAATTTAACCAAGCAACTGTTTCAGAATTAGTTGATGTTGGGGCTTGAGATATAGTTAAAGTATTACCCCCTGCTGTATACCCTGTACCTGTAACTTCATCAGTAATTGTATATGCAGTAGTTGAAGAGTTTAGTGTTGCTATTGATGAATATAACGCTATTTTAAACGTATCAGCTGCAGTAGTAACACGTACAACCCCTACTCCAAAATTATGTATACCATCTAAAACTTCAACTTTAAAACTTGTTGTTAATGTTTGAGCTATTGCCAATTTAGTTTCCTTTATTGTACTGGGTATCTAACTTGACCTGATCTATAAGCATCTTGTCTGTCTTTACCGTCACCTAATTGTTTGAGTAATAACATAGCCTCATCATAACGAACTCTATAGTTATCAAGTACATCTTTTTCACCCTTCATATATGTATATGCTTCTAATAAGGCACCATATAAAAGTGTTGAGCTAAAGTTATTACCTAGCCATGAAGTGCCTGCAGTAACAATTGATTCAGGGTAATAAAAGTAATGTAACTCTACGGAGTAGTTAGCGTCAGGCGTAGGACCAACAATAAATGAAGTATTATTAAACACCGCATAATATTGAGGTTCTGCATAAAAATCTGAATCAGTATCAGGAAAAGACTGCCTAATAAAATTCACATCTTTGTTTAATAGATACGTATATTCATTTGCAGCATTAATTACAGCCATACTAAATGTAGCTAACCAGTCAGAAGGCATAGATAAATACTTATTCCCTATACTTAGTGACCCCGTTACATTTTTTCTTAATGCAGGTAGCTGTACAGTATTATAGATACGTTGTTCTGCTTGTTGGATAAAAGTATTTATATCCGTTGTAGTAAACGTATTTTCTGTGTAATCCTGTATCTGTGCTACAAGCTGACTATATGTTAATGCGCCTAATGCCATAATTAAGCCATCGGACCTCTAGCTTTAGTGCCTTTTGTAGCTGCACCGCAGCCACGAATTTGAGTTTCACCATGTCTATTAATTACATTAGAATTTGGATCACCTGCGCTAACACGTTGTCTACCTGTGCTATGGTTTAATTGTTGTGCTTTTAATTTATTAGGATCTTGTGAAAGACCGATATCTGCATTAGGTACAACAATAGGTTGTTTATATTCTGCCATGATTATTATCCTTTTTTCTGTGCTGCTACTTTAGCCATACCGCGACCCATAGTTTTCATGTCAATGTTCTTTTTACCACCTTTAGAACCTGCATGTTTAGGGCCTTTTTCGATACCTACTTTAGCTCCGTCGTCACCTAAGTTACGACCTTTGGTTTTACCTTGTTTAGTAATACCGTCTGCTCCTGATTTATATGCCATGTTACTTCTCCTTAAGTTATTGTTACTGTTACGTTGCCTAGTGCGGTTGTTCCTACTAAATCATTAGGTGTTAATGAAGCATCAAAAAAACTAGATCCCCCTACAGGATTCCAGCCCCATTGTATAATTCTGCTACCGCCTAAAGGAACACCTGTTTGTAAAGGTGATGCACCCGTGCCTTCTTCTGCTTGTATTCCATTTAAACCTGATTGATAATAACTAGGACTATCAGGTCTTGGATTACGCACTGCTTGTGGATCATTAACCGGGTATAGCCCAAGACTTAACTGCGGCTGATCCGGTTCCCAACATTCAGGACATACAAGTATATTAACATTTTTGGTCTTAATAACCAATCGTTTTAATTGTGATAACTTATATCTAAAATTGCAGCGGTCGCACTGGGCAATCGCATTTTTACCACTTGAATATTTACTTGGCATTTAGTTACCCGTGATAAAACATTTCTCTAGGTACAAACCTAACACTTGCTTTTTCTCTATCTTCATCAGCTGCTAATTGAAATGCTGTTTCGTAATCTGCTCTTAACATTTGAATTCGATCAGGAGCTATATTAGGTAATTTCATACTTAAATACGCAGCTAATCCTGCTACCATACATGGTATAAATCTAAATGGAATATCTTGTACAGTTACACCATTACCAGCATCTTGAACACGTCTTAATCTGTAGTATACAAACTGATAAAAATCACTTTGCTCTGGAGCTGGCCATACATTAACTGTAGGTAAGTTCTGCACATAAACTCTAGCACCAATTGCGTGAGCAGCTAATGTTGTGTTGTTTACTGCTCTAATACATCCTGTTAAATCATTACCATCAATACCGCCGTACTGAATAGTCTCACTACCAATCTTAATAAAACCAAATTGAGCTAAACCTACTGTACTAGATAGTGTAATAGTTTGTGGGTTTGCTGCAGTCGATGCAGTAGCAGTTAATGTTTCATTTAATGTAATATCAGTAGGATTCTCTTGCCCTGATTGTCTATTAATCCATACTTGAATAGGACGACCTGTAGCATTTTTGTTAGGTATAGTTATATATGTTGATTCACTAATACGGTTAATATTGATATCTTGCTGATTTGATCCTGTGCCGGTTCTAGTTACCATGTCAAGCAAATCAATAGTATCAACGGGCAACGGATACATAATTTGGTTTTGATTTAAATTAATTTGACCAGGTTCTACAGTCCATAGATTAATACCACGATTAGCCCATTCAATCGTCATCAAGTTTAAAGAGCGTCTTGCAGTACGTAGATCATATCCAGTACGTAGTTCTTGTCCGCAGCGTTCAAATGCATCTTCAACAAGATTATTTAAATCTAAATTGAATTCCGTTGATCCGGTGGTTCTATCTACCATTATTTTACTCTTCTAAAAGGTTTTACTTTTTGTTTAATAGATTTAGGTTGAGCTACAAATTGTTTGCCTTTAGCTTTCCCTGCCCTTTTTGCTTTTGTAGTTGCAGCATATTCTTGAGGACTTAATGATTTTATTGCTTTTTCAGGTAAGTATCTTTCGCCTGTTTCACTAGACTTTTTACCTGACTTAGTTCTCCACTTTTGTTCACCCCATGCTTTGAGTGAACGTTGTGGTTTAGCTAATGCACTCATTTATATCCGCCACCTGCAGCTTTATATTTCTTAGCAACTAACTGTGCTTTACGAGCTGACCATTGACCAGCACCTGTACCGTGTGTTGCAGCAGCTTTTACTTGTGACACTATTCTTTTACGTAAACTAGGTTTGGTGTAGTTACCAGCTTTATTTACTGATCCGCCTTCTTTATACTGAATAAAATCTGTGTTATCACGACGTGCTTTTACTTTGCCTTTAGGCATTTTATTTTCAGTAGCACTAGGTATCTTAGTCTTTTTAATTGCACCCATACCGCGTGAAGGTCTCATTAGATAATCCTACCTTTTGTTTTACCTTTAGTAGCACATCCATCAGCAC